TGGCGAAGCCTATACTCCTAAAGATTTTAATTCATCTAACGCAAATAAACTAATACTTGCAAATGCAAATAATAATGCGATTGATTTTAAGTCATTTATTTTTTCACCAAAATAATAAATTCCTAAAATTGTTACTAATACATTTGAAATTAAATTCCATGATATATTTAAAACACTCATTGATGTTTGTCTTAATCCATAATAGAATAACCAAACTTGAAGAGCATAAAGAATAGTTGGAATGATTAACCAACTTATACTTTTTAATTGTTGTAAATATACAGACTGTATTATACCAAAACTTAATACATCATTCATTGCTAATAATAAACCAACGAATAAACCCTTTATTGAATTATTTAACATATATTATATAAATTTATTTTATTTTTTCATGGAAATAATTGATTTTTTCTATATGGTGTCAAAAATAGAGAATCTTTTATTTTTAGCTATATCGATATTCATAAAAAATTGATAAAAAAATTATTTAGTTTATTATATTACAATGGATAATAAAGTAAGTATGTTTGTTCTTAAAAGAGATGGCACACGTGAGATCATATCATTTGATAAGATAACTACAAGAATTCAGCAATTAGCGCATGATTTAGAACGAGTTAAAGTTCATGCGATTGCATTAAAAACTATTAATAACATTTATGATGGTATTTCAACATCTGAACTTGATACTGTTAGTGCTAATATTTGTGCAACTCTTGCCTCAACTGACTTTGAATATAATAAATTAGGTGGAAGAATTGCTGTAAGTAGTGCAGAAAAAAATATTGCTATTCTATTAGGTTCTAATAATAATTTCGTCGGAAGAATGAACTACATCCAACAAAACTATAATGCACTTTATGGACGTAATTATTTAGTTCCTGAAATGTTAGCCTATATGAATGCAAATGCTGATTACTTAAATGGTCTCATCAACTACGCAAATAATTATACATTTGAATTTTTCGGTTATAAAACACTTGAAAAATCATATTTAATGAAATTTAATGATAAACCAGTTGAAACTCCACAAGATTTATTCCTTCGTGTAGCAGTCTCAATACATTTTCAAAAAGATTCTAAAGATTTAATTGAAAAAACTTACAATTACATTTCTGCTGGATATTTCACTCACGCAACTCCAACTCTTTTTAATGCTGGAGTAATCAATGGTCAATATGCAAGTTGTTTCCTTTTAGGAACTGATGATAGCATTGAAGGAATGTATAAAAATGTTTCAGATTGTGCCATGATAAGTAAAGGCGCAGGTGGAATTGGTGTACATGTATCAAATATTCGTGCTAAAAACTCTATCATCAAAGGTAGTAATGGAAGAAGTAATGGAATTGTTAGATTATTGAGAGTATTAAATGAAACTTCTAAGCATGTTACACAAGGAGGTAAGAGAGCTGGTTCTTTCGCAATCTATCTTGAACCATGGCATGCGGATGTAAAAGATTTCTTAGAATTAAAGAAACAAACTGGAGCAGAATCTGAAAGATGTAGAGATTTATTCTTAGCACTCTGGGTTCCTGATCTATTTATGAAAGCAGTTCAAGAAAATGATGATTGGTATTTAATGAGTCCTGATGAATGCCCTAATTTGAATGAAACATATGGCAAAGAGTTTGAAGATCTCTATAATAAATATGTATCAGAAGGCAAGTACAGAGAAAAAGTTAAGGCAATTGACATCTGGGAAAGAACTTTAGTATCTCAAATTGAAACTGGTGTTCCATACATTTTATATAAAGATAGAGTAAATGAAAGAAGCAACCAAAAAAATATTGGTGTTGTTAAGAGCTCAAACTTATGCGCAGAAATCACAGAGGTCTCTGACATCAACACTCACTCTGTCTGTAATCTTGCGTCAATTGGAGTAAATAAATTTTACATTGATGGAGCATATGATTTTGATAAATTAAAGGATGTTGCAAAATTAGCAACTATTAATTTAAATAGAGTAATTGATGTAAATGCATATCCAACTAAAGAATCAGAAGCAACAAACTTATCTCATCGTCCAATCGGTGTTGGTATTCAAGGACTTGCTGACCTCTTTTGTCAAATGAAACTTCCTTTTGACTCTCAACAAGCAGTTGATATTGATGCGAAAATAATGGAGACAATATATTATGGATGTCTCGAAGCATCTGCAGAACTTGCTGCAATTGAAGGATCATATCCTAAATTTGAAGGAAGTGATTTCCAAAAGGGAATTTTACAATTTGATTATTCTACTTCAACAACAACCCTTGATTGGGCATCATTGAGAGAAAAAGTTAAGAATGGTATGAGAAATTCATTATTGACTGCATTAATGCCAACTGCATCAACTTCTCAAATCCTCGGCAACAACGAATGCTTTGAACCTTACACTTCAAACATTTATACTCGTAGCACTCAAGCAGGCGAATTTATAATGATTAATAAACATTTAATCCAAGAATTAATTAACTTGAATATGTGGGATAATGATATGAGAGAAAAAATTATTATTGGTAATGGATCTATTCAAGAAATTGATGGTATTCCAGAAAACATAAAAGAAATTTATAAGACTGTATGGGAAATTAAACAAAAGTCTATTATTGATCATTCTGTTGCTCGTGGAGCATTTGTTGATCAATCTCAATCAATGAATCTATTCTTCCCTGATCCTGACTTTAAGAAACTATCTTCAGCTTTACAATATGGTTGGAAGTCTGGATTGAAAACTGGTATGTATTATTTACGCACAAAGCCAGCAACAAGTGCAATCAAATTTGCAATTGATGCTAATAAAGAAAAGGCAGAAAAACGTAAACAAGAAGATGAAAAGAAAAAGAAAACTGTTATCTGTAATGAAGAAGAAGGTGTCTGCTTAATGTGCAGTGGTTAATTTATAAAACAATTATGATTTCTTTTTTAAAAATCTTTTCCATTTGTTTATAAATGGGTTCAACATCTTTTAAATAGATACTCAATGGAACTTTCCAAGAAACAATATATTTGTTATCTTTAGGAACTACCCTATACTTGTAATTATCATTTTTACCAGTTGAAAGAGATTTTGCAATTTCACTTGCTTCGTCAAATGAATCATAGACAGCAGTACCACATCCGGTCATATAGTATTTCATTTTGAATAATTATTAATATATAGATATATATTGATATAAATTCAGTTTTTTCAGACAGTTTACTTCTCTTCCTCTTCGTCAATATCTTAAAAATCGAGATCGCCAAAGAAAAAATCACCCGAATCAGAGTCAGGGTTAGGGTCAAACTCAGACTCAGAGTCAGAGTTACACTCGCTCATTATCTCGTCGAAACTATCTCCAAGAATCGTCGATTGATCACCGAAGTTATTGGCAAGATCAGCGTGGCGGCCGAAATTGTTTCCTCGGTCAGCAATTTCATCTTCGTCGAAGTCCTCGATGTTAAAGGGCTCGATCTCAATAACTAGTAGCTGTTGCTGCATTTTAGCCTGTTTGTTTTATAATCTATTATGTATTCTATTGAATAAATTTATTTCAATTTTTTTTAGATTCATTTATGAATATCAAAAAAATTAGGATGGAGTTTATGGAGTCTCAATTTTTTTTTAGATTCATTTATGAATATCAAAAAAATTAGGATGAAGTCTCAATTTTTAACTTCATTTATTACTAGAGGCTTTTGAAGATCATTTTCATGTGATACTATATGATGTTCAAAATCATGATTAACATATACTCTAGTATGCTCCATTTGTCCACATATATCAGGAATATCAAAACTAGGTATTTGTTTAAATTTTTCGAAACATTGTTGTTTTACAATATGAGAAATACGTGTATTTCCATCACTACTTACTTGATCAATATCTGATCGAACTAATTTTAAAAAAGAAGAACAATCCTTACGACTACCATATGGCAAAATAAGTTCACTTTCAATACGTCTACGAATTTGACCCCATGTATTACAAAATCTTTTATGCGCTTCTGAATTTTGAGCATATCCTAATTTATCTTGAATCATTGTAGCCATTGATGTTAATACGGTTAATCCACCAAATACCCACGATAATTGAAATCCATTAATAGCTATGTTTCCAATTCCAATATTCATTGTCCCTGTTAATGCTGTTAAAATTGTTATAAACATTGTCATTTTTCTTGATTGAGTAGAATTATAATCATATGATTCATTATGCATATATTCAAAACATTTAGCATTGTCACACCAGGATGCCAACATTTGATCAATTTGTTGTGACCATTGAATATTCGTTTCAGTTTCTGACATTTTATATTATAAATTATAAATTTATAATATATAAATGATTAGAATTTATATTGTTTCAAATGGAGAAACTGACTTTAATAATGAAACTCTTATACAACCAGATAATACACCATTAAATCAAAATGGTATAGAACAAGCTAAAAAAACAGGTAAATATTTAAATAATAGAAAAGATAAGATTGACTTTATTCTTTCATCTCCATTAGAAAGATCTAAACAAACCGCTGAAATAATTGCTAAAGAAATTAATTACACTTCACCAATAGCATATGATCAAAATTTGAGTGATATTAAAATAAATGATAAGTATAAAAATTTAACTAAATCAGAATTTAAAAATCTTGAAGATACTGATGAAAATGTAAAAAAATTCTATAAATTTAAAGAAAAAAGAGATAATATTGAATGTCCAATTGAAAAAAATGAATTTATTTTAAAAAATTCATTTGATAATAATATATATGAAAGCGAAGTTAATGTAAAAGAAAGAATAACAAAAGTAATACAGACAATTATTAATTTAAATGCAAAAAATATTGTTATTATTACTCATAATAAAATAATTAAATTACTTATAAAAATAATTTTAAATATTTTGTCAGATGATATTATAATAGATAATAAATTAACTTGTTCTATTACATATTTTGTATATACAGAAGGTAATTTTTATTTATTTTCAAATGAATCTAATAAACATCTTACTTGTGTTTAATTTATTATTATAATATATATATATTATAATATGAACAAAGAAGCATATTTAAGAAATAAATTTATAAATCGTCATCAATTTCAAATATTTAATTTTAATTATTCTAAAATCGAAGATACTCTCACAAATATAATTTCAAATTATACTGAAAAACAAAATATAAATTTAATAATAAATTATTATAATGATAAACATCCTGATAGATCTAAAGAAATTGACTTATCTTTAAAATTAAATTGCAATAATAAATTATTTAATAAAATTATTATTATAAATGAAACAAATCAACCAATCCCATTCATGAATGATAATATAATTATTATTAATGATTCTAAAAGATTAACTTTTAAGGATTTCTTTAATTATGCTAATAAATATTCATCTGAAGATACTATAAATGTATTAATTAATAGTGATATTGTAATTGGTGAGAATTTTGATAAAATTAAATTGGAATTAAATCAAGCTTTATTTTTAACAAGATATAATATAAAAGAAGATGGTTCAAACGTATTTCAAGATGATTGTGGAAGTTTTGATACATGGATATGGAAAGGTTTAATAACAAAAGATATTGGTAATTATTTTATGGGAGAAACATGTTGTGATGTAAGATTATCATTAGAATTTTACAATAATGGATATAAATTAAAAAATCCATCATTAGATTTAAAAACATATCATATTCATTTAACAGAAATAAGAAATTACTTTGCAATATTAACATTAAAAAGACAAAAAGCAGATATTATGAAAGTTAAATTTTCATCATTGGATACACCATTTGATGAAAATGATTGTCAAAAATTTCTTTCTTGAGGCTCTAAATATTTCATTCCTAACAAATCAAATATTTCTTTTTCTGATTCAACATAGATTTCTTTAGTACCTTTATATATTCCATATTCATTCAATTTATATCCTAATTTTTTAGCGTTGTTGCGCATAATTAAATTAAAATCTTTTGAACCAGTAAAATATAACAAAGCAGGATACCATGAAATCATCGGAATAAAACGTATATCAATTCTTCTAACTGGAAATTTATTATATTTACAAAAACCCATATATTTATTTGTTGCTGTTGGAGTCATATCATCTATTAAAAAATTTTCATCGTGTAATTTTTTAATTATTTGTTGCATTAATTTTTCCTCTTCTTTAAGATCATTTGTAATGATAAATGGAGTTGTAACTAAAACATCAACATCATTTGACGTTAATTTTTGACGTCTATATGATCCACAAATTTGTATTATAATTGAATCATCAACTTGATTTATTTTTGTAGTTAAAAAATCTAATGTTTTTGTAATCTCTTGTCTTGGTATATTAAACTTTAATTTATTGTAATATTTAATACCTAATTCTACTGTTTTACTAACTTTTAATTTATTTGTTTTAACTAATTCAATAAAATCTTTTACAGATGTTATTTTATAATCTGCTATAACTTTTTTAACTAATGAATCTCCTACTCCTACAATAGATAGTAAGTCTTCATTTAATGATGTTTTATTTAAATTTTCACAGTCTATATTAGAACATATTTCTTCTAATTCTTGTAATTTTTTTGTATCAAGTACTTCTTTAATACGATCTTTAATTCCTTTACCAATTCCTTGAATATTATCTAATTGAGAAATATTTGTAATTTCAGTGGGATAGTTTTTAATTGTTCTTAATCCTAATTTTAATGATCTAATTCTAAATTCATTTGTTCTTTTAAATTTATCATCGTTTGATGTTTTACTTAAATATTCGTTAACTTTAATTAACATCTGAAATATTTTAATAAATAGTTCATTCATATATTATATAAGAAATTAAATATAATTATAGTAAATACAATGAATTTTTTTCCATCAAATAATGATAAAATATTAATTGACGCAGTTGGTAAATATTCTATTAGTTTACCAGATAAATCTAAAGTTATAACAAACTTAATTTCCAAACAGTTCAATTCAACAGATATTACAATAACAGATGCTATGGCATGTATTGGTGGTGATACTTTAACTTTTTCTCAAACATTTAAGAATGTTAATGCAGTAGAAATGGATCTAGAAAGATATAATTATTTAGTACATAATATGGAGGTATTTGAATGTAAAAATATAACTTTTTATAATAAAAATTATTTAGAAATATTTAAAGAATTAAAACAAGATGTAATCTATCTTGATCCACCTTGGGGTGGTCCCGAATATAAAAATAAAAAAACAATTAAAATAAAATTAGGAGAAACAAGATTAGAAGAATTATGTGATGATATTATTCAAAATAAATTATGTAAGTTACTTGTTTTAAAATTACCATTTAATTATGATCTAAATGAATTAAAATTCTATAATTTAACAATGACAGTATTAGGAAAAATTATTGTTATAATAATTAAGATTGAATAATAAAATATATTTTAATATATGGAAAAATTAAATGATTATATAAAACAATTAAAAGGTGGTTATGAACCAGAATACTTTCCCAATAATAATGATAAAATAAAGATTGATGAAGTTGGTAAATACTCTATAAGTAAACCACATTTAACAAAACAATTAATTAGATTAATTAAACAAAGAGTTGGCGCAAATATATCTATTACTGATGGAACTGCAAGCGTCGGTGGTGATACTCTTGCATTTTCTGAAGCATTTAATACAGTAAATTCTGTAGAATTAGATAAGACAAGATTTGAATATTTAAAGCATAATATGAATCTTTTTAATCGTACAAACATAACATTCTACAATGATTCATATTTGAATGTATATAAAAATTTAAAACAAGATGTTATTTATTTAGATCCACCGTGGGGAGGATTAGATTATAAAAATTCTGAAAAGTTAACATTCAAATTGGGAGATATGAAATTAGAAGATTTATGTGATGATATTATGAAGAATAAACTTTGTAAATTGTTAATTTTAAAACTACCATATAACTATGATTTAGATACATTCAAACATAAATTAAGTGTTTATAAGATTAAACGTGTTTTATTTGTTTTTATAAAAAATTGAGATCTCGTTTTACTCACACTAATTTTTTTAGGTTTTTATAAATAAAAACGTAAAAAAATTGATTTATCAAATCTTTAAATATATAAATAGATAATTATATACCTATTCATAATATGACTGATTTAACATCATCAACTGCGTTACCGGATGAAAATCCAATTTTAAATATGGAATTACCAGAAGCCCCTCCTTCATCTCCTAAAGAGTATCCTCCAGAACCTGAAAAATTAATTGTTAAAGAAGAAAAATCAAAGCTTGGAGTCGTTGGACTAAATAATATGGGAAATACTTGTTATTTAAATGCTGTTATTCAAATTCTAAGTAACTTGGATGATTTTCGTAAATTTATTATTTCTGGTGAATTTATTGGAAAACTGAGAGGAGAACTTGATGATTCCCTATTCTATCAAGTTCACAGAATTATTAAATCATTATGGGAAACAACTGCGGATTCCCTAACTCCGACAAGTTTAAGAAAGAAGTTTGTTGAAAAACAAAAACTATTCATGGGATTTGAACAACATGATAGTCATGAAGCAATGCAATTTATGATTGATAATCTTCATGAAGAAATTCAAAATGAAATTAATCTTAATATTACATTACCAGATGATTTAAAAACATTTTTTGATTTTTGTGATAAGTATTATAACAATGACGTAAAAGATCCAGCAATGTTAAAACTAATTGATGAAAATAAAGATAAGGCACTTGATTATTTTGCAATGAGATATTATAGAAATTTAGCAAAGAAATATTCTCAAATATCTGATTTTTTCCAATCTATCACATGTAACTTAACCAGATGCCCAGATTGTAATCATGTAAACTTTGACTTTGAAAATAACTACATGTTATCATTAAGTTTTCCTGACTTAGAAGATGATATTATTAAAAAGATGGATGAATATAAAAAAATATTTGATGAAAAAAAGGAAGAATTGAAAGACAAAGTGAATGATGATGAAATGATATCAAAATTGTGTTTAAATGATATTCGTAATAAATTTATTTTTAAGTTAAGTGATATTTTAAATACTCTTCAACGAGTAGAACAATTAGATGAAAAGAATTTATGGCATTGTGATGGTTGTGATAAAAAAGTTCAAGCAATTAAGCAATGTAAGATATTTAAAAATCCTAAATACTTAATAATTCATCTAAAGAGATTTAAGCATATTACACACAATAGTAATACATTTGTTGTTAAAGTTAAAAACTTAGTAGCATATGAAAATGAAATTGATATTCAACCATTGATGATTCGTGGAAATGATCATACAAAATATGTACTAAAGGGTGGTATAAATCACGTTGGTGAAGTTGACGGTGGACACTATACATGTTTTGCAAAAAATAATAATAAATGGTATAACTACAATGATAATAGAGTCAATGAGATTGATTGTACTGTTCCGATAACTCAACATGCATATATGTTGATTTATGAAAGAATTGATTAATTTGGAAAATTTTATTTATAGATAATTATTATAGAATGAGCTATAATAAAACTCTATTATATTTTCATAATAATACGCCAATAGATAAATTTGATAAATTCTGTCAATATTCCAACTTAAATATAATTAAAATTGATTCAGAAAAAGTTGCGAAGAAATTTGAAATAGACATCTTACCATCCATTCTTTTATACAATCCTAAAAATTCTAGTTTCAAAAAATATATTGGAGGGAAACAAATTAATAATTTTGTTCGTAAAGAAAATCGTGCTATCTTTAAAAAACTTAGTTTAAATGATTTGACTTCCATGCAAAAAGGAAATCCATATATAATTATTCCATACAGAGATAATAAAGAACAAGAAAGATCAAAACAATTAAAAGAATTCACAGAAACAATCAGCAAATACCATCCTGATTGGCATGTTATTGTTGTAGAACAATCAGATGATAACAGAAAATTTAATCGTGGAGCTTTATTAAATGTTGGAACAAAGATTGCATCAGAAGAGAAGGCAACTTATGTTATTTATCATGATGTTGATTTAATTCCAGAAAAACCAATTGTACCTTACTATGAAACATTCCCATCAAGTCCAATACATATTGGTAAAGCATGGACTACAAAATACAACTACGATAGATTTTTAGGTGGTATATTATCAATGTCAATTAAAGATGTTAAAAAAATAAATGGATTTCCAAATCATTTCTGGGGTTGGGGAGGTGAGGATGACGCGATTAGAAATAGAATTGCTGATTCAAAACTTACAGTTTATCAACCAGATATCAAATACGGAATTAAAGAATTACCTCATGAATTAACTCAATCAAAACAAGAATTAAAAAATATGACAAAATGGGAGGATTTAAAAGCAGATAACATGAAATCAGGATATAATAATGTTACATTTAAAATTACTAAAAGAGAACAACTTGAATCAAATATTAAAAAAATAACAGTTGAATTAGGTGAAATGAAAGTTGGTGGAGAACATATTCAATCAGAAATTAAAATTATTAAATCATATAATGAAGCTATCGATGTAGCAAAAAGATGTATCAGTAATCTTAAATGTAAAAATAAAGAAACTGGAATTTGGAGAATGGATATTGAAGCAGCTGAAAACACACTTAAATATATTTATGAAAAATTACATCATTCATGCTACTTATTATGTGTAGTTGATGGAAATATCGAATTATCTAAATTAGAAAATAATACAACAGCACCAAGTTTTAGAGATGCTCTTATAAATAAATTAAGAAATAAAGATCATAAAATGATAAAATATATTAAGAAGAATCAATGGAGAATTATGCAATGTGTCGCAAAGCCATATGTTGGTAGAGTTTCTACAACTGTTGAATATCCAAAATATTTAAATCAACTTAGAAATATACCTAATGGAATCTATATATTAAATTTAACAGATGCTATATTATTACGCAAAGATGGTCATGAACCATGGCCAATGGTAACTGGCGATAAAATGCTAGAAGATAAATATAATTTTTCAACTCATTTACCAATCCTTGGATGTTCCGGAGCAGTTGGATATTGTGATGTTCCAATTCCAAATTATGATGATGTCCGTTATGTTCTAGGAATGGATAAATTTGGAAATTTAGAAACAAATTGGGATAATAAAAAGAGTGTTGCTGTTTTTAGAGGTGGAGCAACTGGTTGTGGATTAGAAACAGATACAAATATGAGATTAAAAATTGGAACTATTAAATCTGAATATTTAGATGCTGGAGTGGTTGTAGCAAAATCTAATTCATTAAGATTTGATCCCAAACATGGATTAGACTTTTTAAATTCAAATGTTAAAACAGTTCCTTTTATGAGTTTTGAAGAACAATCAAAGTATAAATATATTGTTCATATAGATGGTAATGTAGGCGCATATCGTTTATTGAAATCACTATTAGCTGGTTCTGTTATCTTAAAAGTAGAAGGTATCTATAGATTATGGGCAGATGAATACTTGGAACCAAATGTTCATTATATTCCAATCAAAAGTGATCTATCTAATTTATTAGAAATGATTGAATGGTGTAGAATGAATGATGATAAATGTCGCAAGATGGCAGAGGCTTCTTATAAAGTTGCTAAAAAGATACTTAACTTGGAATTCATTAATAAATCATTTGTTAAAATATTAAAGGATGTTGGAGGATGCTAATTTTTCTATAAAATATATCTAGTTGTACTTTATATTAATGACAAGAAGAGCAATTCAAATTTCTGCTGGTGGAATTCATAGTATGGCATTATTAGATGATGGTAGTGTCAGATGTTGGGGTCGTCATAATGATGGACAATCAACAGTTCCAGCATTTCCTGCTGGAATAAGAGTAACACAAATTTCTGCTGGTGGATTTCATAGTATGGCATTATTAGATGATGGTAGTGTTAGATGTTGGGGTAATAATGATAATGGACAATCAACAGTTCCAGCATTTCCTGATGGAAGAAGAGTAACACAAATTTCTGCTGGTGGATCTCATAGTATGGCATTATTAGATGATGGTAGTGTTATATGTTGGGGTGATAATAGTTTTGGACAATCAACAGTTCCAGCATTTCCTGCTGGTAGAAGAGTAACACAAATTTCTGCTGGTTATGGACATAGTATGGCATTATTAGATGATGGTAGTGTTAGATGTTGGGGTAATAATGATAATGGACAATCAACAGTTCCAGCATTTCCTGATGGAAGAAGAGTAACACAAATTTCTGCGAGTGGAAGACATAGTATGGCATTATTAGATGATGGTAGTGTTACATGTTGGGGTAATGATGAAGATGGACAATCAACCGTTCCAGCATTTCCTGCTGGAAAAAGAGTAACACAAATTTCCGCTGGTTATTCTCATAGTATGGCATTATTAGATGATGGTAGTGTTACATGTTGGGGCGATAATCGTGAGGGACAATTAAAAGTTCCAGCATTTCCTGCTGGAAGAAGAGTAACACAAATTTCTGCTGGCGGATTTCATAATATGGCATTATTAGATGATGATAGTGTTGTATGTTGGAGTCTTAATAATAAGGGACAATCAACAGTTCCAAACTTTAATCCTCCCGCTCCAACTCCTTCAGTTGAAGATACTCCTGCATATAGAGAAGCACTCGCAGGTAGATTGACATGTCCAATATGTTATGAACGTGAACGAAATACAGTATTAAACTGTGGTCATTTATTCTGTGCAGAAGATATCACATTAATTAGAGCAAGACCAGATCCAAAATGCCCTTTATGTCAAACTCCTATTACTTCTGCTCAAAGAATTTTCTACGGTGGTTATCGCCAAAAATACCTTAAATACAAAGCTAAGTATTTAGAACTTAAAAATAATTTATAAATAATTCCTTAATTGATATGATTTTTCATTATTTCAAATAGAAATAATAAAAAATTGTTCTCTCGCCTTGCTCACACTAATTTTTTATTAGATTTAAAAAAT